TGACGGAGCACTCGACCGAGACTATCTCTGCGCCGTCCGGGATTTCAGAGAAGTCGAAGGCGTAGTAGATGTTGGCGTAGCTGTTGCGCGACGAGCAGTAGTCGTTGCCCGTCACGGCTGACGTGTCAGAGCCTTTTCCGATCGCGTTGAGATACTTCGTGCCTTTGATGCTGCCCGACGTGGTGCAGCTCGTCGGATAGCTAGTGACCGTGAACTGCTCGGTAGCCATTACGCCGTCACCAGCCAGAGGTCACCGTCCGAGCCTTGAGAGCTTGTCGGTGCGCTTGAGGATGTGTGGTAGGTCACGATGGGGATTGCCACGACAAGAGATGCGAGGTTGGTCACGTCATACGTGCCATTGGCAGTCTTAGTCTCAGAGCCACTCACCAGCTCGGAAGCTGAGACGGTGACAGCCGTGCCGTTGGCCGTGCCAGCGGTGACGTAGCCAGCGGTTCGGGTCACGGAGGGCGTGACCGTGACGCTGTGGTTGGAGACGGTTCCCTTGGTCGCGGATGCCGTCGCGCCACCTGCCGCCACCGATGCGGATGCGTAGTTGGTGACATCCTTGGTGCCGCTGCTCGTGATTGACAGCGTGCCGCTGACCAGCTCTGATGCGCTCACGGACACAGCGGTTCCCGTCTTGGTGCCACCAGTGATATAGCCAGTGGTGTTTGTGACGGACGGCGTGACAGAGACAGAGTGGTTCGATACTGTCCCCTTGGTCGCCGACGGAGTGCCCGCCGTGCCAGAGGGCATTGCGGCCACCGTGACCGCGCCAGTCGTGTACTTCCCTGCTGCAACAGCAGTCTGGTCGGACGTTGACGGAGTGACCGTCGTTGCCGCCTGCGTGTCGAGCTGTAGCGTCTTTGAGCCGTTGTAGTTGATTGTTCCAGAGGTGCCACTTGCGATGTATCCAGCGGTCACTTCTGGCATAACGCCGATAGACCCATTGAGCCTTGCCGTGACAAGGCCGCTTGAATCGACGCTCACCTTTGGGGTCGTGGTGATGGTGCTGTTCACAGTGGCAGAGCCAGCCGCAACGCTCTTGCTCGCCGCGCTTGCGTAGTACCCAGCGGGTACGGTGACCGTCGCGCCAGACGCGGTGAGGTCATCGGAGTCGCGCTGGTCGATGCCGCTGCCGACATACGTGCTGCTGATTGCGTCAACGCTCACCGCGACGCTGCTCAGACCGTCATAGCCGCTGTCTGCGGTCACCGTGGCTGATTGCGCTGTCTCTGAGGGCGTGTAGCTGACAGACTTGGATTGGAGGGAGGGAGTTGGGGTTGTTGCCGTACCCGTATGGTATCCAGTTGAATTTACGAACACCTTACCTTGTGCAACGTCGCTTTCGACTGCATCGGCATGCAAAGCATCGAATACTGGGAAAGACTGTTGCTCTGTCACACCGTTGTCGTCCCATAAGAACAACCGCAGTTGCTTCGAAGCAATCACAGGGCCATCGTCATAAACACAGTATGAGATGCGGTTATTTTCGTATTCGGCTGAGCACTGAACCGCATCAACGCACTCAAACGCAACTGTCTTTCCCGCCTCATACGCCGCCTTAGTCTCGGCGAACGTCTTGTCTGGCTCCCACATCTCAGTGGACTCGTTGTAGGAGAGTGTGACGATTAAGTCGTTACCACCGCTTGATGGCACCGCAACATCCACCAACGAATATGCTGCTACGTCGATGCCCGTGCCATTCGCAGAGATAGACTTGGTGCCTGTGGGACGTATGTAGGTCAGCGTACCGTTGCCAGTGCCTTTGGCCTTAATGCCTGTGACGCCTGTGTAGTCGACGCCGAACACTGTCAGGCTATCGCTCATGTTCGGCCTCCTTATTCTGAATAGACGGCCACGTAGTCATATGTGGTGTCCGCTAAAAACCCGTATTTAGTCGATGCGACAAAATATGACACTGTTGTTGAATTTCCCTTAAATCGCAAAGCCCCAACCGCTACGACGCCGCTTGCGCTTTGATTGCTAGAACCAAGTGCGGTTTGGCCTTTTTCGACCGTGACTGAGTAATAGTCTGGATTGGACGTCGAACCCTTATACGATACGGTAACAACACATTCGTTTTCACTTCCAGAAGAAGCCCATGTCGGAGCGGTGTTTGTTTGGCACTTGACCATATGCCATTCCGCGATAAGGTACTGCTGAGTCAGGTTGTACCATTCCTGATTACCGCTAGACGTGTTGTTCCTGATTCCACCAGACACATATACCGTGAGTGAGATTGGGTAACCGTCACCGGTGTAAGGAATGGTAAAAGTATCGGCGATATCTGTTGTCGCTGGCGTTGTGAAACTCCCGATAACGACATTCGTCGAACCAACAGCAACATCCACGCTCGCCCCTGCGTAGTCAGCGACATCATACGTGCCGTTCGCGGTGATGGACAGGTTTCCCTGCGGAGCTGTTGATTCGGAATCGTCCACGACTAGGTAGCCGTCCTCGTCTTGGTAGACGCTACCCTCAGTCGTGCTTGCCGTGCCTGTAATCAGCGCACCAGACTTGTCATGAGCGGTGTAGCCCTGCATTAGGGTAGCTGCGGTTACGGTATCCTCGGTCAGATCAACCAGCGTCACGCCGTTGTAGACTACCTTGTTCTTGTACTGATTGGGCATCTACGCCCCCTTACGCCGCGCTTCCGATGACGACGGTGACGCCGCCCTGGGCATTGGGCGTCTCCGTGTAGGGGATGGCAGCGACCGTTACCTGCGTGATGTAGTCGAGGTTCTGTGAGGCTGCGGTGATGATCTGCTGGCTACCAGTCGGGGTGGCAGAGACGGGGCCAACGGTGAGGTCGTCCTCTGGGGACAGGGTACCCTCGACTCCGAGGATTGTGACGCCCTGGCGAATGTTGTTGGCGCTTAGTGCGCTGGCACTCGCGGAGTCGAGCACCGCCTTTGCCGAGCCATCGGAGTAGCCAGCGGGAATGGACGCGCCAGAGACGCTCGAAACGGTGACGTTGGTAGCCCCGTTGTTGGGCATGGAGCCTGTAATCTTGTTGCCGTTGACGTAGGCGGTCTTGCCGCTCAGAATCTCGCCAGCCGTCGCGTTGGCATCGGTGGTGTCGGCGTCGTAGGTGCAAGCGCCCTGCACGCGCTCGCCAGTGGCAAGGTGGAAGTACTTGCCAGAGAGAACGTCAGTGGCGATGGCGGTGTCGGTTGTGAGGTCGATGAGGGTCTGACCGTTGTAGACTACCTTATTCTTGTACTGGTTGGGCATGGTTGCTCCTTAGCTAAGGATCGAGACGGTAACACCGCCGCTTTCGTTGGTGGTCTCCTGATAGGGAACCTTGTGTATGGTTACGTTCCTCGTCATGGTCTTGCCCGACGTGGGCAGGGATTGCTCGTAGGCTGTCGGCGTCGCCTCGTATGAGCCCGTGTACGGGTCATTGACCCTGTGCGTCTGGGTGCCGACGCCGATGCCCACCTCCACGGATGAAGTGAGCGCGACCGACACGGCAGCGCCCGTGGACACCGCCGCGTCGACGTTCGCGCCATGGCTAACCTGCATACGTCACGTCCTGCCATAGGGTGAAGTAGCAGGGACGCTTGAGACCGCCGAGCGGGGTCTTGACCACGCCGTCTGCGGTGGTGGCCTGAACGTCGTAGACGTACTTGCCAGCGTCGAGGGACGCCGTGAGCTCGGGCGCGAAGTCGAAGACTGCCACGCCATCGGTCACGGACGTCGCGGACATCTGGAAGACGATTGGCCCCTCCCTGCTGGTGCGGACGGTGAGCACCGCCTCCGTCGCGTCGAAGGGCTGCTCTGTGCCATCCTCCTCGACGGTCATGGTCACGGTCAGGGTCTCGGTGTCGCCGCGCGTCATGCCAAGGTCGTAGCCGCTGTCTGTGCGCGTTGCGATCATTGCTTGCTCCTAAGTTGCGTTTGCTCCGCCCATGCACGTGCCGTACACGCACGCGGGCCTTCCTTGTTCTGGTGTGGCATCAGCCTGACCTCCGCTTCGACCTGCGCGGCTTGAAAACGTCCGCACGATAGCCGCAATTGTGGCAGTACACCTCGTACCACGTCCCACCCCTCACGGTGCGGTCGCTGCCCACGATGCGGCGCACGGTGCCGCCGCACTTGGGGCACTCGCCGCTCGCCGTCATGCGCCTATCACCGCCACGACGAGCGCGGCGCAGGCCACGACGGACGCGACCATGAGACCCAAGGCGAGGATGGTCACCCACTCGTGGACGCGCTCCCTGCGTGCCATCTCAGGGGTGCGGCCAAGGCGGTCGTAGGGCATCGGCTACACCCCCGCGATGGACGTGGGGCCGAGGGCGACGTAGCGACGCTGCCCGCTCGACGCGCCGATGTAGGTGCCCCAGACGTAGCCGCCAGCGATGCGCACGCCGTCGATGACGAAGGTCTGGCCCTTGCTGTAGGACGCCACGACCTTGCCCGTCTTGGTACTGGGGGCGGTGCGGACGTTCACGCTGTCGGCCTTGACCTTGATGGTCTTCTCCATGGGGAATGCCTCCTTGTCCTTCGTGGACGTGTCTTTGCTGCTTGTGGTGCCGCTGGGCTTCGCACCCATGGCCGCGTTGACCTCCTTGGCGAGGCGGTCGAACTGCTTGGAGAGCCAAGGGCCGGGGCAGTCGGTGTCTTGAAACCACTTGTGCATCGTCAGGAGCATGTAGCCCTTTGGGAGCTTGGAGTAGTTCGCGCTGCCGCAGTAGTAGACGCCCTTGAACCCGTAGCGCTTGCAGATGTCGGCACAGAGCTTGACCAGGCTCTTCCAGCATGCGTCGCTGAGCTTGCCGCCCGAAAGGTTGGCGCACTCGAAGGTGACGGCCCTGTTGTCGTTGGCGCTGCTGCCGGAAGTCCACGCGCGGTTCTCTTCTTCCACGTACACTCCGATTCGGCCATCACTGCCGATGCCGTAGTTGGAGCTTGCGCGGCGCGACGTGGGACGGAAGATGGCGGCGCAGGTCTCGACGCTGAGGTTTCCGTCCATATAGTGAGGTGTAAGGGTGTCTATCTTGTGGTTGCGCTTGCCCGAATGGTTGGGGCTGTGGCTCACGTAGGTTGCGAGCTTGCTGTGGGTCAAGGGCTCCCCCTTCCCTAGCTTGGTGCAGCGGATGTATCGGATCGCGCCGCCGAGGCTCTGGTAGGCCACGGTGGTCTTGCGGACGCTGCCGCCTTTCATGTAGTAGCCGCTGCCCGGCACGCCGTAGCCCCACGCGCCGATGACCTTGCCGTCACCGACGTAGAGCGCGGCGTGGCTCGCGGACGTCGAGTAGCCGAGCGAGACGTCGGGCTTGAAGTAGATGACCACGTCGCCCGGAAGCGCGTCCTTGGCCGAGACCTCCTTGAACTGGCCCCCGCCCTGGTTGTACTTTGGCGCTCCGATTGCATCGCCCCAGAGGTTCCAGCAGCTCCCGTAGTAGCTTGTTCCGAGCACCTGGTTCAGGCACCAGCACGCGAGCATGGCGCATCCGAAGCCCTCGGACTTGCTCCCCTTGGGGCCTGTGTGCATCGACCAGTAGCGGACGCCGAGCTGGCTCTCTGCCTTGGCGACCACCCTCTCACGGTCGGTCATCACTACTCCTTCGCGGTGATGGCGCTGGCCCCGATGAGAGCGCCGATGAGGAGGCCGGTCGCGTTGATGGTGGTCACGGTCGCGTCAACGTAGGGCATGCCCCAGACGGGGCCGACGACGCCCACGAAGGTGGCGAGCGCCGGGCAGGCGATGAGACCGAGCCACTTACAGACCTGATAGACGTTGTCGGGCAGGAAGTAGGTCATGGTTCCTCCTTAAATAAAAGAGACGCCCTCGCGGACGTCTCGGTTGACCTTCTTGTTGGTGACGGCTATATCTCCCTGTCGGGTAGCTGGTCGACCCTTTGCATGTACCCGTTGATGAATCCGTTCGCATTGAGCGCCGAATACTTCTCGTGCATGTCGAACAGGCTGGCACGCTCCTCGGGCGTGACCCATCCGCGATCTAGGTACTTCTCTGCGTAGTGCAGGATGCTCGTGCGCATGGTGGTCTGCGTGGCGTTGTTGAGCTCGTCGAGCTTCGTGTCGATCCTCTTCCTCCACGCATGGCTCTCGGCGCTGTAGTCCTTGAACGCCTTGGTCATCGCGCGTACACCCGCAAGGATCGCGGCTGAAATCAGCCCCGTGACGATGGTGTCCCAGTGCACAGGCGGCATCACAGCATCACCCCCATCAGAATGACGGCCACGACGAGCGCGACCGCCGCGACCGCGCCGATGCCGCCCAGCTCCGTAACCTCGTCGTGATCGGCCTGCGAGTATGGACGCCCCTCGCCGTCCATCACGACTCCTCCGCCTCGGTGACATAGCTGCGCTGCGCCATGGTCATGCCGTCAGAGTCGAGGATGACGCACGCATGGCGGGGCCGGCCACTGGTCGCTGCGACGGCGAGCGTCTGGTAGTACTTCTGCTCGGCCACCTTGAGGTCTGTCCCCGTGTACAGCACCTCCGCTGCCGTGCCGCCTTGGTCGTTGGTCTTTAGCTCGATTGTCAGGTATGCCATTGGTTCCCCCTTAGACGGCGATGATTTGCGTCAACACCCAGTAGGCGTTGTTGTACGTGATGCCGCTGGCCGTCCCGCTCTGGTTGTTGTTCGCCGCGCCAGTCACGCGGTCATCGTAGACGTAGACGTACTTGCAGCCCACGCTGCCGAAGCCGCTGGTCATGAGCGGCATCTGCACGCCGCCGCCAGCGAAGCCTGACACGTGTGTCTTCGGCACGAAGCAGTAGCACTGGTCTTGGTTTCGGGCCGCGCCGTTCACGTATGCCTGCCAGTGCAGCACGATGCCCGTGGGACAGGTCGAGACGTTGTACGCGAGGGTGGCCGTGTGGCTCGCGGTCATCGCCCACCCGGCGCCAGACCAGAGGACTGTGCCAGGGGCGGTCGAGAATGTGTTCGTGCCGTTGGCGGGAGCAACGCCGATTGTCTGACCGTAAAGCGAGACTGCCCCGTTGTCGGATTGCAGCTTTAGCGAGCCGTTCAGCAAGCGCTGGATACGTGTGGTGGGGCCGAAGTAAAGGCTCTGCACATCGTCCGCAGTCGGGTAGAAGTACATCCAACCGTCCCTGATGTCGAGCATCGGGTCGGTATCGCTGCCGAGACGGATGAAGTCGCCGAACTTCGCAAGCTGCGTAATGCTCGATGCGCTCCCGTCCATGATGTAGACATAGTCTGGGTCGATAAGGACGTGCTTGCTGTCAGCCTTGCCGACACGCGCTGTCGGGTTGTCGTTCGCGTCAAGCTCGCCGAAGTTTGCGATGCTCACATTGCCCTGACGAATGTCCACGTCACTCGCGATTCGCACGCCCGTGAGCTGGTCCGTGGACGGGTGAACCATGATGCCGTTCTGGCCCGTGATTTCCGTGACGTATGAGGTGGCCGTCTTGGCTGCGTCGGTCAAGGCCGTGCTCGCATCGGTTGCAAGGTCAGAGATGGTGACCGCACCAGTGAGGTTAATCTTGTTGGCGTTGATGGACACCGACTCGGAGGACTGGTTGATTGAGCTGATGACCTCGTCCTCGCCGACCTTCGTGGAGACGGTCGAGTTGATGCCGCCAACCGTCACGTCAATCTCCGACTTGGTGTAGTAGCTGTCGAGGTCGCTCTGCCATCCAGCCTCGGCGGCGAGCTTCACGGAGTTGCTCGTTGTAAAGTCGATGCTTCCCGTCTGTGTTGCCATATCACACCGCCCATTCCGTCTTGCGCATCACGTGGCCGCAGGTGATTCGCGGGTCGAGATGCACCGTGATTCCATGGTCGTGGCAACGCTCGCAGAAGCTCAAGTCCTCCGAGAGGCAGTTGCCGTCAGGGTAGTCGGTCCAAGAGAACCACGGCCAAGGCATGTTCCTGAACACGTCAACGCGCACCATCGTGGCCCCGAACCCGCAGCCGTGGATTGGCTCGCGCCTGACCCCGCGCTCACGCAGGTCGGCCAGGTCCGTCGCTGTGTAGAAGTCCGTGTAGTCCCGCTCGCCCAGCTTGGTCGCGTTGATGCGACCGTCGTAGACGTTGGACGCTGGCCTGTGCGGACAGCATGCGGCAAGAACGTCGACGGGCTCCTCAAGCATCATGCGTATGGTGTCTCTCGGAAGCACCGTGTCGGAGTCAACCATGAGCACGTAGTCGAAGTCCTCGTCTATCGACTGGCGTGCGATGCGGTTTCGCGCCTGAGCGCAGTCGTAGCCGCTCGTGTAGTCGAAGAGCAGGATGTTGCCAGCGGGGTCGAGCCCGTAGATGCTCTTGAAGCACTCTGGGTGTATGCCGCCGAACGGTGTGGTAGGCACCGCTATGAACACCTTTGCCAATGCGCCCCTCCTACCATGTGCAAGTGCAGTTGTACGTTGCGTTGAGGTCGGTCACGGAGAGCGTCCGTGACGTGCCAAGGGACGTTGTCGCTGTGCCCTTGGTCCACTTGTAGGTGACACCGCTCGTGGTGATCGTGCCGTTGACCCTGAGCGTTGCCTGTAGGGTGGCCGTGCCGTTCTCCCAGCTGATTGCCGTGGGCGTGATGGTCACGACCGCCTCTGGTCCCGTCGCTCCTGTAGCCCCGGTTGCCCCTGTGGCCCCCGTTGCCCCCGTCGCCCCCGTTGCGCCAGTGGCACCCGTGGCACCAGTGGCCCCGGTAGCTCCCGTTGCCCCAGTGGCACCAGTGGCCCCGGTCTTGCCGGTGGCCCCTGTGGCTCCAGTGGCACCCGTTGCGCCCGTCTTGCCCGTGGCACCCGTAGCACCAGTAGCCCCTGTCGCACCTGTTGCGCCTGTGGCTCCCGTGTCACCCTGCGGGCCTTGCTCGCCCGTGTCACCAGTTGCACCTGTCGCCCCTGTCGCACCAGTGGCCCCTGTTGAGCCTGTGGCACCCGTTGCCCCCGTCGCACCAGTGTCGCCTGTCGCACCAGTCGCACCTGTCGCTCCTGCGGCACCACGGATTGACTTCCTCGCCCCGCAGTAGACGTATGATGCGTCAACGTAGCCAACTGGGTAGTGGTAGTAGCTGTAGGCCAGCACGTCTCCGACCTTGACCTCGCTCGCTCCGCTCTGGGTCTTGACCGTTGAGAGCGCGATTCGGTACGTGGGCGTGAAGCCGCCACTCGTGGTCGTGTAGGAGCTTGGCGCGGTGGTGATGCCGAGAATCTGGGCACCGTCCTCGCCAGCCGCGCCATCGGTGATGGTCACGGTGTTGCCGCCAACGGTGATTGTGGCGGTGTCCCCGTCCTTGCTCACGGAGATGTCATCGGACGTGATGGTGGAGTCGTACTTGTCTAGGAGCTGCTGCAACGTGGTCGAGCCGCCGATGGTGACGGCCCCGCCTATGTTGATGCCGCCATCGCCATTGAAGAATATGAAGGCGTCATTGTCGCCGATGTAGAAGGTCTTGTCCTCGGCGAAGGAGATGCCCGTGCCCGTGAACTTGGCAACCGTCACGCCGCTGCCGTCGATGATGTACGTGCCAGCGGTGGTGTATGTGCTGCCAGAGCCGGTGGCGACGAGAACCTTGTAGGCGTTGGACGCCGTGGGCGTCAGCCAGAGGCCCTCGCTTGTCAGGGACAGATGCGTTGCGATGTAGTTCTGCACCGACTTGTCGATGGTCAGCTCGTAATAGTCGGAAAGGCCCGACGCGACGGGCTCCTGCACTATCGAGTAGCGGTAGTTGCCAACCGCGTAGTCTCCGCTGTTGTCGCGGACAAAGTAGACCTTCGTTGGGTCAACCGCCGTGTCGGCGGTCTTCGCCATCGTGCCGTGCTGGGTGATCCACGAGAGCGTGTCGACAACGTCCTCGACGGTTGCCAGGCTGTTGAGGGCGGCTGTCGCGTTCGCGTTCGCGCTGCGTGCGCTTGCCTGAGCCTCCTGTGCGCTGGTCAACGCCTCGCCAGCGGATGTCTGTGCCTGCGACGCGCTGGTTGCCGCCGCCGATGCGGAGCCCGCGCTCGCCTGTGCGGCTGACTCCGCGCTCGCCGCGCTCGCCTGCGCGTTGGTCGCTGCGGTAGCCGCCGTGGATGCGTCGCTGACCGCCTGCTGTGCGCTCGCGCTCGCGGTCGATGCGGACGTTGCCGCGTCGGATGCGCTTGCCGCCGCATCGGCTGCTGATTGTGCGGCGTCCGATGCGTCCTCCTGCGCCTGCGTGGCTGCGGTGTGCGCCTCGTCGGCCCAGTCCCACGCCACCTCTGCCGCCCTCTGCGCGTCCGATATTGCGGCGTCCTGACGGTCTCCCTCGCCAGCGTTGCCCGTGACGACGGGGGACTTCATCACTCCCCCGCCGAACACCGTGACGAGAACCTCGTCGCCCTCGCGGACGCCGGGGACGGTGGGCATCTCAACGCCCAGCCCGTTCTCGCCATCGTACTCGTCGGGCATGGTGACGTCCTCGGAGAGCTCGACGAAGACGCTGCCGTCTGCGGAGTCGGAGGTCGCAGTGCCGACGTAGGTGCGCGTCGTGGCGTCGGTGTCTATCGGGTCGGTCTCGGCCCTGCTGCGTCCGAACAGCGCCGAGCCGAGGTCGAACAGGTCCATTAGTCCTCCTCGTCTCCCGAAGCGGTCTCCTTGAGCGTGAGCCGCATCGTCATGTGCCGTAGGTCGAGCGAGACGTTCCTCACAAGGCACTTGCGCACGCCCCGGTAGGCCGACATGCCGTCATGCACGGCCAGCTCCACCACGTCGCCCTCCCACACGGGGATGTACGTCGTGGTGAGCGTCCACGTGACGAGCTCCCTCGCGTTGCCGCGCAGGTACCTGTTTGCGAGCTTCTGCGCCTGCGCCGCCGTCCTCGGAGACATCTCCGAGAGCGAGCGGAAGTCGGTGATGGTGTAGCCGCGAACGTAATGCGACTGGTGCGTCCCGCTCGACACCCTCGCGACCGCGTTGATCTCGTGCTGCTTGCCCTTGTCGCTGTACTTGTGGCTCACCGCCGCCACGTTGGGCATGGAGAGCCAGTCCGACTCGCGCTCAAGGTCGTCGAACGCTATGCCGCGCCCGTCGTCGAGGTCGATGCGGAACTTCGGGGCCTTGCTCGCGGGAAGCACGTAGGGCGCGACCACGATGGTGCCGTTGCCGTTGACGTCCACCCTGTTGTTGCTGAGCTTGCAGAGCGTGTAGAGCGCCTTGATTCGCTCGGTGCCGGAGTCTATGACCTGCGGGGTCTTGAGCTTCGCGTTCCTCGCCCTGCTCACGTCGTAGGGCTGTCTCGCGTCGCCGATGCACTTCCTGATGGCCGTGAGGGCCATGGCGTTCTTCGCTATCGTCCACGGCCTCACGAGCCTGTCCTCGGACAGGCCCTTGAGCGAGGACTCAAGGTTGAGCTCGTAGTCCCACCCGCCGTGGTGCCTCGACGCCGGGTCCGCCGTCACGAAGTAGGTGCCGAGCACCTTCGAGTAGCCCCAGTCCGGTACCTCGTGCGTGATGCGTATCCTGCTGCCGCGCACCCAACCGTCGCCACGGACGGCGATCCTGCCCGACGTGCGGAGGTCGGTGTAGTAGGCGGCGTCGAGGGTAGACCCCGAAAGGTCCACCCCGTCGAGCTCGCCGTACACGTGGTTGAGGTTCGTCGCGGAGACCATCTCGAACTTGAGGCGGTCCTTGCGCGTCTGGTCCTTCCAGTCGACTGCCATGCGGACCCCCTAGTTCGTGACGCGCTTCATGCTCACCGACACCTCGTCCCAGCGCTTGCGCTCCGTGAGCGTGTAGCCTGTGACGGCGACCTGCGCGACCAGCCCGAACGGGCTGCGGTACGTGACGTAGCCCTGCTCGACCAGCGCGTCGAGGTCCCTCCTGTCGGACTCGCTGATGCCGCCCACGATGGCACCCGTCGCGTCGATGGAGCCGCTCTTGGTGCGCTGGTAGTGGACGCTCTCCCACTCCCGCTTGTTGAGCTTGAACGCCTCGTACTCGCGGTCGACCGACACGTCCGTGGTGAGGGGCTCGCCCTCCCTGAGCTCAAGCAGGAACGACCCGCCAGCCCAGTTGAAGGCGTGCGCGGGGTTGCCGACTATCGCGGCCATGTCGGTCACGTAGACGGTGCCGTCCCTGAGCGTGACGAGGACGCGCAGGGAGTCGCCGAACGGGTACAGGACCCTGCTGGCGCTCGTGCCGCCGACGACGATCTCGCCGTTGGAGGTCCACACGCTCGTGACGCCAGCGGAGTGGCTGACGCTGAGCGTCCTGCCCTCCCCCGCCGCGACCCTCGGCGCGACTGATGGCGCGGTGCCGTAGGAGACGGTGACCGTGGTGGCCCTCGTGCCGCCGCCGTTGATCGACGCGAAGAGGTCGGTGCCGCGCGAGTAGCGGACGGTGATGGTTGCCCCGTCCTCCGGGATGAGCTTGAGCTTGCCCCACGGGACGGTGAGGCTCACTGCGCCCCTCACGACCTGCGCAGAGACGGGCTCCGTGAGCATCTCGCTCCCGTCCACCTCCATGGACCTTATGGTGTAGTTAGCAGGGACGTAGTCGCTGGAAACGCTCAGGACGATGCCGTCCTTCGTCGCGCCCTGCATGGCGATGGTAGCGACGGGGTCGACGATGCACCTCATCGTGGACGCCGCCGTATGACCATGCTTGTCCTCCGCCGTGCACCTGACCTCGGCCTGCACCTCCTTCGCCTTGTAGGAGGAGGTGTTGAAGGAGCCGTCGACCGCGTTGGCGTCGTAGCAGCAGAGGCCGCGAAGGTACGGGTCGACGTCCGCCCACTGCGTCCACTGCGACCACGACCCCCACGTCGACGTTGACTTGCTCATGAGCCTCGTGCGGACGCGCCGCTCGTAGCCCTTGGACTCGTCGGGTACCCACGTGGTCGGGAACCGCCAACCTATCTTCATCTGGGTCTGGCCCGCGTCGGCGTGGGTCGTGTACGGGTCGTTGTCGGTGTTGTACGTCCAGCCGAGGTTGGCGGGCACCGGGTAGTCGTTGCTCGCCAGCTCGGACGGCACCAGGGCGAACCTCTGGCTGTTGTTGGAATTGGAGCGGTTGACCTCCATGTTGGTGCTGTTCTTCGTCATCGCGCCGTCGACGTCGAGCATCCACGTTGCCCCGTCCGTCGTGGCGTAGTTGCCGAGGCGAACGACGGGGCAGATGTAGCCCTCGTAGTTGACGGTCTCGCCCGTCTCGATGACGTTCCACCGGAGCTGGCCGCGCGTGTTGTACGTCCACTGTATGACGTTCGTGCCGTTGGTGGGCTCGGAGCTCTTCGACGCCATGTACAGGCCGTTGGAGGCGTTGCGGACGAGCCACTTCCCGTCAGACTCCTTGGTGAACCGCCACTTGCGGTTGTTGCCGTCGTTCCACGAGTAGAGGAAGACGTTGGAGCCGGTGACCGGCGTGTATCCGGAGCCGGTCACCACCATCGAGGTCTGCAAGACGGTGCGGAGCTCGTACATGCCCTCATCGATTGCCAACGTTCATCGCCCCCTTGCGTTGCAGCTCGCCCATCAGGTTCAGGAACGCCGCGCGGATGGCGGGGTCGTCGTTGACGGACGCGCCGTTGATGTAGAGGTTGTAGCTGGTGCCGCCACCGCCGACGCGATTGGACATCCCGTCTGCTATTGCGTCCGCGATGGGCAGCATGTACTTCTTGTTTGTGAGAGGCACGACCGCGCCACCAGTGGCCCAGTTCGCAACTGCCTCTATGCCGTCCTCGCCAATCCATCCCTGGTTGGTGAGCGTCGGCCCCGTTGCGATGTAGCCAGTGGCGTGCTTCGGTATGACTGGACGGCTGTTCATGCCACCAGTCGCCTGTTTCTCGCGCCTGACGACGTTGATGTAGGACGTTACGACCCTGCCGTTGAGCGCATCGAGCTTGCGTCCTACGGAGTTTGCCTTCGCAGAGGCGTAGTCGGTTGCGGTGATTGTCGGGTTGGCCTTCTTCTTGCCCGTCTTGTTGAGCGCGGCGTCGGTCTCCTGCGTCTTCTTCTTGGCGTCAGAGTTGTCTACGCCGACCTTGGCCTTGACCTCCTGCGGCAGCTCGTTAATGTCCGCCTTGAGGTCGTAGACCTTGCCCTGAGAGTCGGTCACGGAGCCGTTGTCTCCGACGTAGAAGGTCTTGTCGCCCACCTGCATCGCGTCGAGCCCTGCGATGAGCGTCATGGTGGCGTTGATGTCCCCGCCAGCCATCGTGTACATGGCGTTGAACGCAGCAGCCGTGAGCATGCTCATGTTCTGCGCGGCACCAGGGGCCTGTTCCAGAGCGGCGTTCCACGTGCTCATCTGGACACCACCCGCTTCAAGCGTGGCGATGATCTGCGCCATCGAGCCGTTCGCTGAGTCGAACCCGCTCGCTAGCGCGGTCATGTCCACGCCGTTCAGCTTCTCCGCGCTGACGTGGATTGCCTCAAGGCCCTCGGCCATTGCGTTGAAGCCAGCATCGTCGCCTCCAAGCTCCGTGAAGGCGTCGGAGAGCTTCTTCATGTTGCCCGTAACGTCGGATGTGACGGTCTCGGTGCGCTTGTTGTACTCCTCCTCGGCCTTGGCTGCGTCCTCTAGCGTCTTGTTGGCCTTGTCGAGGTTCTCCTGCGCCTTGCCCATCTTGCCTTCAAGCTCGGTCATGGCCCCTTCGGTCTTGGCGAGCTCGGTGCGGCTCTGCTGCAGGGACGTTGCCGTCCGGTCGACGGCACCTTGGTACGCCTGCTCCGCGAGGTCGGCCCTGCCGGTCTTCTCGATGTACCTGTCAATCCACTCGGCTTTGCCATTGTCGCTCAGGAGGTCCTTCTGCTTCTGCTGAAGCTCCTCGACGCGGTCCTTGGCCTTTGCCCACTGCTCGGTAGCCTTGGCGTAGTCGTCGGCGTAGTAGTCGAACACCGCCTGCTGCTTTCGCGTGTCAATGTTCGCCAGCAGGGCATCGGTGTTGTCCTGAATCTTGCCAGTCTGGCTGTCGATGATGTTGCCGTACTCGTCGATGGCATAGGTGGTGCCGCACGCATCGTTCACGCCCTGCAGCGCCGCTTCGAGCTTGTATGCCTCGTCCTTGGTGAGCTCACTCTTGCCGCCAAGCGTCCTGATTGTCTCGGCATAGTAGTCCATCTGTCCCGCAAAAGAGCCGTACTGGCTGTTTGAGTCACTGATGGTTCGTGCTAGGCCGGCAAGGCGACTCTCGTACTCGCCAGACTCCATCGTGAGCTCATCGAGCGTCCTTGACATGCCGTCAATCGGCTCGACGGACTCAGACGCCGCATTGCCGATGCCACGTATGGCCGTAGTAAGTCCCTTTGTAGCCGCGATGTGGTCCTGATACTGGTCGTAGAGCGTCTTCAACGTGTAGGTGATGGCAATGACGCCTGCAGCGACCGCCCCTGCCGCCAGACTCTTGAGAAGCGCAGAGCCGAGCTCCTTTGCCGTGAGCTTGACGGTAGACATGGTGTAGCTCATGCCGGTGAGCGCCTTGACGCCCTCGTCGCCGGACTCCTTGAATGCGTCCTGAACGAGCGCGAGGCCCGTGATGCTCTCGCGGGCCCAGTCCTTGACGTTCTGCTTGGCGGTGCCGATAGTGGAGATTAGCGTCAGGAACGGGCCAGTGGCGAACGCGATGCCGCCGAGGCCGACGATGGCCTCCTTCGCCCCGTCGCTCATTGAACTGAACACCTCTGTGAGTGTGCCAAGCATGTCCGTGGCCCTCTGCACCCAAGGTGCCGCGCCCTCCCCGAGCTCAGCGAGGGCGTTGTGCCAGATGTTCTTGAAAATCTCGATCTGGCCGGAGAAGCCCTCGGCCTTCTTGGCGGCCTCGTTCGCGGCGTCACCAGCTTGGCCCCACTTGTCGGAGATTCCTTTCCAAGCGTTCTCGGACATCTGCAGGTTGTCGTCGAGACCGCCGATGGTCTGCATGAGGCCCTCGATGGCCTGCTTCTGGCGAACGGAGGTGATGCCGAAGCTCTGCAGGACCGCGTCGGCAGAGCCGCCAGACGCCTCGATGTCGTTCAGGCCCTTGATGAAGGCCTCCATTGCCGCCGTCGGGTCTGAATCCCACGTCTTTGCGAACTCGTCTGCGGTCATGTGCGCCACGTCGGCGATGCCCTGCAGGGAGTCCTTTGCGTCAGAGACGGACTCCTTGATCTCCTCGAACGCCGCCTCGGGGTCGGAGGCCCACGCCTCGGTGAACTCGTCAGCGGTCTTGCCTACGAGGTTGGAGAAGATGGTGAGCTCGGTGCCGCCGCCCTGTACCGCAGCGTTGATGGCGTCGAAGCTGGTGTCGATGGTTCCGCCAGCGGCGGAGACGGCAGTCTCGAAGAAGCTCATGGTCTTAGATATTGCCGTGCCTGCGGCTTCTGCATTCTGTCCAGTTGAAGCGATGCTGCTGCTCCATGCGAGGACGTCCGATGCGGACATGCCGACGATGCTGCCCATGGAGCCGATGCGCTCCGCGATGTTGGCAATCTCCGACTCTGTGGAGGCACCGTTGTTGCCAAGTCGGACGAGCGCGTTGGAGAATCCCTCGTAGTCGTCCTCGGTCAGGTGCATGATGTTGCCGAGGTGTCCGAGAGCCTCCGCAGCGCCCTCGACGTCAAGGTTACTGGCAACGTCGATGTTGCTCACGGCCTCAGCGAATGCGGACAGGTTGTCCGTGGCTATGCCAAGCTCGCCGCCGATTGCCTCGATGCTGAGAATCTGGTCGGCGCTCGTCACGTGCGTCTTCGAGAACTCAAGCGCGTGCTTGCGCAGCGACTCGAACTGCTCCTCCGTGCCGTCGACGGTCTTGCGCATGTCGCGGTAGGCGGAGTCGATGTCGGTGCTCGCGTCGAGCATGCTCCTGCCGACGCCAGCGAGCATCGGGGAAACCGTCGCGGAGAGCGTCATGCCAAGGCTCTTGAGGGTGGAGGGGTTGAGAATCTTGTTCGTCTGCAGGCTCATGGCTTCCTGAGCCTCCATCATGTCGACCTTGGCCTCCTCGGCCTTCTGCGAGAGGTCTTGGTAGCTCTTCGCCTCCTTTGCGAGGTTATTCTCGGCTGCCGCCGAGCTGTAGGCTGCTTGGCGCTCCTTCTCGGTGGCCTTGGCCTGTTCGAGGTCGGCCTTGAGCCCTTCGAGCGCGGCCTCCTCCTCGGCTATCTCCTTGCGGGGGTTGTCGAGCAGCTTGACTTCCTTGGTGTCGCTGAGCTTGTCAATCTCCCTGTTGAGGCCGTCAATCTCCCTCGTGTAGTCCCTCACGGATGTGGCGGAGGTGTCGAGCCTGCTGTCTGCCTCCCTGACCTTCTTTGCGAAGTTCTCCATGTCGACCTGAGCACCGCTTAGCTTGGTTTTCAGGTCGGAGAGCTCATCGTCAATCTTGCCAGCCATGCCGAACGCGGCGGAGAAATCGTCGGCAGACGCGCTCGCGTCATCCATCACCCTTGCACACTCGCGCTGCTCCTGCTCAAGGGCCTCGATCTGCTTCTTGTATGCCTCGACGTTCTTCTCGGCCTCCGTGTACTTGGCGGCGACTTTGGCGAGGGCGTCGGTGTTCTCCTTGTGGGTTGTCTGCGCGCCCGCGAGCCTTTCGTTGGCGGCGGCGAGGTCGTCTGTCTTCTTGGCGAGCTTCTGCACGTTGTCGGACATCTCCGCGAGGGTCATGTCCTTCTTCATGGTGGCAAGGCTCTGGGATGCCTTCTTGACGGAGTCTTCGAGGTTGGCGACCTCCGCACTCTGGTCGGAGAGGGCCTTCTTCGCCTCGCGTGCGTTCTCAGCGGACTCCTCGATCCACTTCGCAAGGTCCTGGTGGCTCTCTGCGGCCTCCTTGGCACCGTCCGTCTCTAGGTGGCCGAGCTCGGTCTTGAGCAGCCGTGCCTTCTCCTCGCTGAGGGACACCTTCTGCTGCAGGTCTTGCATGTATCGCGCGGCGAGCCCGATGTTCTTGGGGTCGACCTTCATTGCGGCCTCGGTGCGCTCCAAGTCCTTCTCGACGTTGTCGAGGGCCGCGTCGACCTTTCTCAGGTCCGCCTCGGTGCTCTGGAACCACGGGGTCTTGGACACGGCATTCACGCTGTCGTCGAGCGTGCGCATGGTCTGCGAAAGGCTCTCTGCCTCGGAGTCGATGCGCTGCAGGTCGGTGCCCATCTGCTCGAACTTGAGGGCGTCGTCGAAGCCCTTCTTCTCCTCCTGCGCGTCCTTGAAGGCCATCTGCAGCTCGCGGACGTTGCCCACCGCGTCTTCGCTGATTGCTATTCCGAGGTTGCGCGCGTCCTCGACCACCTCGTCGAGCCCGAGGCCGTTCTCGAACATCGCGTGGAAGTTGAGTTCCTTGAACTGCTGCAGCCTAGCGAGCTGGCCGGGGGTGATGATGTCGCCCTCGACGAGGCCGCTCTGGCGCGCAGAGTTGATGTTGTTCAGCTCCGTGCGGAAGTCCCTCAGCGACGTGCTGGCGCTCATGAGGTACTCTGCCGTCTTCGCGTCGATTCCGAGCTGGTCGCGGGCGAAGTCGACGCCCTTGTCGCGTGCCAGCCTGTTCCACGCCTCGTAGACCTCTGCAAGCGAGCCGGTGAGGTTGTTGAACCTCTCGTCGGCCTGCTTCGCGGCGAGGGTGAGGTTCTCCGTGCCGGTCGCTATGTCCCTGATGGACCTGTCGTCGCCCCTGAACCTGACCATGGTGTCGCCGAGCTGCCCCATGGCGGTCCTGACGAGCTGAGCCTTCGATTGGAGGCTCTCCATGCGGTCGCCGGTCAGCTTGATTCGCGTCTCGATGTTCTTGAGGTCGGTGGGGTCGAACTGCATGGCCCTCGTGATCTGGCGGATGTTGCGCTGCAGCTCAGCCGCGCTCTTGGTCGATGCCTTGAGCGCGCTGTTGAGCTTTGTCGTGTTGCCGCCGATGCGAATCTCAAGTCCGGCGTACTCAGCCATGGTGAACCACCTACCCTAGCATGTTTCTTATGTCTTCCTGCGTCGCCATCTCGACGCTCGCGGGGGCATCGTCGTCATTGGAGCCCTCGTTCATCGCGGCAAGGTCGAAGATGACCTCGCCATACGGCATCACGGCGAGGTCGCGCCGCGAGTACCCGTACCTCATGGCAGCGAGAAACACCTGCGTAAAGGGCAGGCGCGTCCCGCTACCGCTCTTGCTGTCGCGCTGCCTTAGAGAGTCGGGCGGATAGGGCACGAAAGGTGGCATCTATCTCGCGCGAGACGCACACGTGAAGGTCGGAGAAGTCGATGACGTCCGCAGCGTGCTCCTCTAGCATCTGCTCGTAGCTGGGGATGGGGTCTACCCCGTCGTTGAGCCCAGCCACGTCTGCGGAGCGCATCATCGCCCATGCGGCCCTCATGTCCGCGTCCCAGTCGATTCCGACGAGGGACAGGAAGTCAGAGCCCTCTCCCGTGTCCATGACGTCGTTGATGAGGGAGTGATGCTTCGAGGACGGGTCCTCGATGAACGTCTGCTGGTAGAGCTTCAATGCGTAGGTCGAGCAGACCGCGTAGTGGATGTCGTCGCCGTCGCCCCAACGGAGCGGGTTGCGGACGCCACGGCCAGAGACGTTCTTGAACTTGATGAGCATGGTAGATACCCCTGTTCGTATCTGAGAGAAGCCCCGCCGCGCAGTGACAGGATGCGCGACGGGGCTTGCTCTGCGATTGGTGTTGCCGACTGTTGCTATGCCTTGGTCGGCGTAGGCACTGCGGTGTACCAGCTTGCGAACGCCGTTGCAGCCTCCTCAGCGGAGCCCTTGACGATGTTCTTGGTGGTGCCGGTGCCGCCGAAGTTCTGGAAGTCCTTGCCGATGGCGGAGAACTCAAGGTCCTGGGTGTCAGGGTTGGTGGAGTCGGACTTGGTGTTTGCGCTCGCCACGGCACGCTGGGCGGAGCAGTTGAAGAAGACGTAGCGCTTCTTGTCGGCGTCGCCCTCGACCTCGTACATGAGGGCGAACGACTTGGGCGTTGCGTCGGCAACCTCGACCTGCATGCCGTTGTCGTCGACGACCTCGCCGAGAACGTCAACCTTGAAGGTGTCGGGGACGATGGCGAGGGTGAGGGTGCCGGTGTAGCCGCCGTTGGCAGCGGGGGTTACGTAGTAGGCGATGTTGTCGGCCCAGAAGGTAGAGGGCTCGGAACCCTCGCGGCTGAGGTCGAGGGAGACAGCGCCGGGAAGCGGTGCGGGGGTGTCATAGGTACCGTCAGCCTTGATGACGGCGTAGTACGCCCTTGCAAGTCCGAAGCGTACCTTGGAGAGTTCGGCCATGATCGGCCTCCTATTCTTCTCTGTTGTGGTAGGTGAAGTCGTACTGCTCGATGTGACAGACCTCTGACTCCGACCAGATGCCAGTCTCGTCTGGCACGCAGCCGATGGAGAGGATGGCGTCTCGTATGAGGGCCTCGGTGTTCGGGTCTGACACCTTCTCGAACAGCTCGACGTGGAAGCGGGGCAGGCTCGCGTAAACGATGCCGTCTGCGATGAACCCGCCATCGGATTCGACCGTGTAGACGAAGAAGGGCGGGGTCGGTGCCCTGTTGACGGGGTAGGCGTCCTGACGGCCAGGTATGCCCGTGGCAGTGAGGGCGGCGTACACGACTGACTTGGCGCTCATCGCAGCTCCCTCGCTATGTACTCTGGTAGTCTCCTGCGGACGAACTCGAATGCGTAGTTCGCCGCTGGCTTGACGTGCTGCTGAGCAGCCGTGTGGCCCCCGCCTATCTTCGCGTGGCCCTTCTCAAGCAGGTGCGGGAGTCCCGGCTTGCGGGAGAAGATGTGCCCCTCGATGCCGGACTTCTTGCGGAGCGTGCGGTAGGTTATCGACTTGCTGTATGGGCCGAGGTTAACTGGCGCGTTCTCAGCCCACTCGTCCCTGCCCTCAACGAGGGCGTCGTGGACGCACGCAAAGAGCGCCTCCTCGGATGCGTCGGCGATGTCGCCCAGAATCTCGCTGAGGGCGACCGCGAACTCGTCCTCCTCGACCCACAGGTGCTTACCCATCGTCGTTCCTAGCGTGAGTGGAGTAGACGAGCTTGACGTTCTCGCCGTAGTCCATGGACTGCATGAGGTCGTACTCGCGCCCCTCGAAGACCGCCTGCGTCTGGCCCGCGTAGTCGATGCTGCGGACCTCGACCTGCAGCTCAGGCTTCGGGCCTATGGCAGCAGCCGTGGCCCACGTGCTGATGTCGATGTGGCGGACGTTGCAGTACGTCAGCGTGTCGATGGGCTCGCCCTCGCGGTCGTTGCCGTCCTCGTCGACATACGAGTTGGTCACTATGTCTCTGAGGTAGATGACGGAGTCCCAGCGCATCAGTCGTACTCCCCGCCCTCGTAGACGGCGTTCATGGAGCCGTTGAGCAGCGTGCATACCTGCGACTCGTAGATGCCCATGAAGTCGTCGCGCTCGTCGAAGTCGAGCAGCGTGTGGACCATGACGTATGAGACGATGGGGCCGAACGCCGCACTGGGCAGCTTGTCCTCGTCCACGTCATCGATGGTGATGGGGGCGGCAACCGCATCGGTGCCGAGCCACTTGGCCGAGACGCCCTTGTTCTCCATGTCGGCGATTGCGCCCACGATGTTCCTGCCAATGAGGTCATCGAGGGCATCGTGGCCGATTCTAAGCGCGGCCTTCACGTCCTCCATGAGGGACATGGTTGCCACCCCCTCTCGCTACTTCTCTGAGTCGACCTTCGGCTTTGCCTTGGTCGTGCGACGTCTCTTTGGCGTCTCTGCGGTGACGGGCTTGACGGCCTCGACCAGCACGGCACCCTCCGGTGCCTTGCCGTCCTCGAAGCGCCAGAACACGCCGCGCCACCTGTAGGTGCGCAGCATTACTAAGCCGCCACGGTGATGTCGACGAAGCCTGCGGGCATGCGGACGGCCAGCTTCTCGCGGACCTCGGCACGAATGGTCATGAGGTTGCGCACGAAGTCGTCCTCGTTAGTGTTGACGGCCTCGACGGTGACGCCCTCGGCCTTGGTGACCAGCGACGCGCAGGTGTCGAAGGCACCGACGACGATGTGGTTGGCGGTGAGCTGGTTGGACAGCACGATGGGCAGGTTCCAGATGTTGTTGCCGTGCAGCGCCGCGAAGTAGCCGCCGCCGTAGTAGTCCTTGTCGGCGTTCTTGCCGATGCGCAGGAGCTTCCACAGGTCGGGGGTCATGACGATGGCGTTGGCGGGACGGCCAGAGTAGGTCATGGTGTCGGCGATTGCGTTGGCGATCTCGTCGGCCACGGCCACGGCGTCGCGGGTGACGGCGGTGGTGCCGCCGATGGTCTGGATGCCGGAGGTGCCAAGCAGGTCGGTGATGACCTTCTTCTGGCGCACGAGGTTGAGCTCGTAGAGCAGACGGCCATTGATGGCGGAGGCGAGGAAGCCGTAGTCATCGATGAACTCGTCAGACTCCTTGATGAAGGCCGCGATCTTCTCAAGGGTCACGGTCGTCGGGGTCGGGTCGGGGAAGTGGACCTGGGACTTCTTGGCACCCTCAGCGGTCACGTTGGCGATGGTGCCCTCCATGGCGGACTCGGTGAAGAACACGAGGGTGTTGCCCGTGATGACCTCGCGGCCAAGCAGGTTCAGGACGCCCATGGACTCACGAACGCCCTCCACGATGGAGGTGTCGAAGGTGGTCGCGGTGGCCTTGAGCTCGTCGCCAGCCGGGGACACGTGGGTGTCGGTGGCGGCGCGGGAGTAGGCGGGGGCGACGAGGTGGAAGGACTTGCCGTGGCCCTCGCGCTTGGCGAAGTCGACAAAGTGCTCGCCGAGCGAGCGTGCCTGAGCATCCATGGTGGGTGCCTCCTCATTCTTGTTCTCGTTGACGGTCTTGGTGGCAACCGACTCGACGGTGTTGCCGCCACCGTTGATGACGAGCTGGCGCTTCTCGGCGTTGAGGGCCGCGATGTTGGCGCGGTGCTCGTCCTCGGACTTGTACAGGTTCATCTCGGAGTCGAGGGACTCCATCTGCTCAAGGGTCGTGTCCTCAGGCAGGTTGGCGGAGAGCTCAAGCACCTCCGCGCGGCGGGTCATGTAGGCCTCGCCGTCCATGCGGCGCAGCGAGACCGCGTCCATGGGAGTGAAGTCTGCGATGTTCACGCTGACCTCCTAGTGTCGAAGTTGCATTGACTTGGCCCTCAGCTCCATGCGCCTACGTCTAAGCTCAGCAGCCTTCTGGGCCTCAAGTGCGCTTTGAAGTCGCTCCGCCTCAATCCTCTTGATCGCTCCGTCAAAGTAGGAACGCGCACTTATTTCCGTATTTGGGTCGGCAGGCAGGGAGACGCTCGAAACGTCGTAGCAGACCTTGACCCGATGGATGGTTGAAGTGAACTTGCGGGACTCCTCGTCGTACACGTCCTCGATGGAGTCCCAGTCGGGCATGAAGCCCCACGACATGCGCGTGATGAGTCCAGCCTCGATGTCCTCGTACATCTGGCGCGAAAGGCTCGTGCTGCCAAGGTCGGCAGCGACAAACAGGCCGTGGAGCTGCGGCTCCACAACGAGGGTGTTGTTGCTCATGCGAGCGTAGACGCGCCCCTCGTGGTTGAACTGCATGATGACATCGCTCATATCGCAGTCACGGAATGCGTCTGGGTCGATGACCTCCCAGTACTCGATGCCGTCGAACTCGTAGAGCTTGTAGGGGTCGTTGAAGGTAGATGCGTACCCCTCAACGTAGAAGTCGCTCTCGAACCGCTTCTCGGCCCCCGTGGAGACGGGCGCAAGCGGAGAGAGCAGAGACCTATATTGTCTCTCGTGCGGTTTGGCGGGCATGCTGTCTCCTAAACGTCTGCTTTTTCCACCGCGCCATAGGCGTCGGCGTCGTTGTAAATCTGGTCGTCGCCGCCAAGGTCGAAGTCGGGGTCGTCGACCGGGTCTGGGACGGGAAGGCCCTCGCGCCCGCCAGAGGCGAACACCACCGTTCCGCTCATGTCCATCTGGAAGAACTCACCGCGAACCATGAACACGTCCATGCCAGGGAGCTTGGGAAGGTCTAGGATGGCGCGGCCCTCGTTGACGGTCATGATGCCGTAGGAGGTCATGTCTCGGACGATGTTTCGCTTTGTGGCGGCGCTGACGAACTGCAGCCTGTCGGAGCCGAACCAGATGCGGTTCGGGGCGTCGGTCTGCGTGACCATGCGCCTTGAGAAGCAGCTCTGCGTGAGCCCCTCTGAGAGGTGCAGGAAGAACGTCTCGACCTTGCCCTCGTAGTATGAGTCCCACTTGGCCTCGTCGGCCTTGTTCTGCAGGACGTCCTCGTTGCAGCCGAAGTAGTCGAACACGTGCTTGTCGATGCGCTCCATCTCGTCGGTGGAGATGGTGTACGTCGACGCCTTGACCTGCTCGATGTCAGCGAAGGTCGAGTCGTAGGTCATGAGGACGGTGTCGTTCTCCGTGAAGTTGCGAGCGTAGAACTCGTCGCGCTTGCGGCGCTGGTCCTCCGGGGCCACCTGACCCACGACCTTGCCGATGAACTTGATCTTCCCGCCGAGGTCGATTGCGTTGTGCTCTGCCTGAACCTGCTTGTTGAGCAGGTCCATGGTGGCTTGCAGGTTGTTGGACGTGCCGAAGTAGTCGCTGAGGTACTGGTACTTGGAGATGCAGCAGACCTCGGAGGACGGGAACGCCATGCGCTCGCCCGTCCTCAGCGTGAAGCGGACCCACATCTCGCCGTCCACGTCAAGGAGCTCCGTGTAGTCGGGCTTGAGCGGGAACAGGCCGTTGGTGTATCCCCTCTCGTCGTATGTCGGTACGACGAACGCGGTGCAGTCGACCTCGTAGATGGTCGCAAGGCGGTAGAGGAACCTCGGCCACGTCATGTACGGGTTGGGCCAACTCTCGAACGCCTTGACGAGCTCCGGCCTTCCGTTCCCCTTGATGTGCGGCTCGCCCTTCGAGCATGCGCTTGCGAATGCGTGGATGCACGCCCTCGTGAGCTCCATCTCGTAGACGCCGCCATTCCACGTCCTGAACGCCGGGTTGTACTCGGTGAGGGTGCGGAAGTAGGAGGTGGTCGCGTCCCTTTCGGTCGACCGTCTGCGGAACCTACCGAGCACCTTGGAAATGAGCCCGTCGTTCGCCAAGTGCATCACCCCCGACCGGCATAAAAAAGCCCCCGAATCTTCGGAGGCCAGACATAAATCCAATCGTATACAATCTAAGGTTTATACCTGTAATTGTCAAGTGTCAATGCTTTTATCCGTATATCTGCATAACTCCCCTACGTGAGGATTGCCTTGTACTCCGCCTCGTGCCTGAGAAGCGCGATGTAGCCGTCAAGCTCGGCCATGAAGCCGTCAATCTTGTTGGCCCCCTTGCCCTCCTTCTTGTCGGGGGTGATGTTGAGGTTCGCGTCGTAGAGCACCCTCACGTTCATGCGGCACCAGCGGTTGATGGGGTGCGCGTCGTCTATGAAGCGTCCCTGCTGGTAGTCGGCGCGGATGCGGACCATGGGGTCTGTGAGCGTCTTTGCGCCCTGAATGACGGCCTCGCACCTCTCGGGGCCCACCATCTGCTCAAGCAGCTCCCTGTCGCTGCCGATGATGTGCCACGGGTCGTATCCGATGGCGAAGGTGTACAGGCCGTGCTCGTCCCTCAGCTCGTTGATGAACTCGGCGAGCACCGATACGGGGACCACGTTGCCGGGCACGACCCTGAGAAGCCCCTGGTCCTTCCACAGTCGGTACGGGGCGTGGTCCTTGGTGGCCTTGTCGCCCTTCGTCTCCTGCGCGTCCAGCTTGCTCTCAGGCATCCAGTACATGCTCGTCTCGTAGATATGCGGGTCGAATATCGCCTCCCGCGTGATGGGGTCGCGCTTGATGTTGCCGTCCGCGTCGCGCTCTGGCCGCATGCACAAGACCTGAGCCGCAGCGAGGTCGACCGACTGCGCGTAGTCGAAGCCGATGATGCAGTAGCGGAAGCCCATGTTCCAGAAGTCTATGCGCTCCTCCGAGCCGCTCTCCTCCCACGTGAGCCATGCGCTAGAGCTGTTCTGGGGGACGTTGAAGTCCTTGGTCAGCACGGTCGGGCGGAAGCTCGGCTCGTTCGTAGCGCGCTGCACGAACCCACGGAGGGTGTCGATGGACTTGATGGTGCCGAGCCCGGGGTTGGCCTTGAGCCAGCACTCCTCGTCGTGCATCCAGTCGTCGGTGCGGTCGAGCTCCCAGATGAACGGGATGAATCGGTCGTCCTCAATCTCGCCGTCGAGCCAGCGCGCGGCGTAGTCGTACTGGGTGTCGTAGATGGAGTTGCGGACGAAGCCAGCGGTGGTGATCTGGAACATGAGGGGTTGCCTGCGCGCAGACATGCCCTGCTTCACGTCGTTGTAGGGGCCATCGGTCTTCCACGCCGCAATCTCGTCGCACACGGCACCGTGCACGTCGAGGCCGTCGAGCTCCGTGTTCATGGTGAGCGTGGTGATGTAGCCGTCGTTGGCGTCGTGCAGGATGCCCTGACGGCGACGCTCTGGAACCGTGCCAGTGCGTTCGCGCTTCTTGAGCGATGGTGACTGCTTCATCATCTTCTTTGCGCCACCGAAGCACAGAGCGGCCTGAGAGTCCGTGCACGCCATCGTGTAGATCTGCGGGCCGTACTCGCCGTCCGCGACCATGAGGTACTGCATGATGGCCGCGCACAGCGTCGTCTTCCCGTTCTTGCGGCCAATGATGACGAGAACCTCTTGGAACTCCCTGTTGCCGTCATCGTCCACCCAGCCAAACACGGCTGAAACGATGAAGTGCTGGAACGGTTCGAGATGTAGCTTTCGGCCAATCTCACCGGCAGTCTGGCAGCAGAAGGACTCTATGAAGCGGATGGCGTGGTCGGCCTTGGACTGGTCGTAGTGCCAGCGCTTGTAGGTGTCGCCGCGCTCGCTGAGGATGCGGCAGAGCTTCTTGACCTTGCCGGAGGTGACGAACGTCCCTGCAAGGACGTCCGCCATGTACTCGTGGTACGCGCTACGCATTCAGGAACTCGTCGAGGTCATCGCCCTTCTCCGGGGCGGTCGCGCTGAGCTGCTTGAGCTGATCGAGCGCGAGCTTCTGCATCTGCATGTATGCCTTGACGGAGCCCTGCGCGGGGTTCTGTATCATGCCGTGCATGCCCTCGACCATCAGCCCCTCGGTGTCGAGGATGCGCCTGCACTCCTCAATCTTGTCGTCGAGCCATGCGTACTGGCAGATGGTGGACTCGATGGTGGGGTCGGTGAGGTCATAGCGACCGGTCTTGACCATGGCCTGATAGGCTGCGGACTCGCGTATGACCTCCTTCTTGTAGGTCTCACTCTTCGCCATCGACAAACCTCACCTTCTCGAAGGGCACGATGGAAACCGTGCCGTCCTCAAGCTCGCAGACCCAGCCACCCTTTCCCGTCTGAACGGTGTGGACGGCGCAGACCAGCTCTCTCATCTCGTAGTGGGTGACGTACCCGTCATCGTCGTAGACGGGCTTCCTCACCGTCGCTATCGCTGGTCTCGCCTCTGGCATGAGAACCATCGCGTCCTCTACCATTCGACTCCCTTCCTCACTGGCCTACCCTGCTCGTCGAACCAGACCCTCGTTGGCTGGTCGAGCTTCTTGTAGCCCTTCTCGTGCCGCCTGTTGTGGCACTCGCGGCAAAGGCCCACGCACCTGTCGGGGTCTAGGCTCACCTTGGGGTCGCCGACGTTGGCCTCGGTCAGGAACGTGAGGTGGTGCACCTCGTCTATCGGCTTGAACTCGCCACGCTCCATGCAGTCGGCGCAGAGCCCGTGCTGGCGCTCCCACACCACCTTGCGGCACTCCTGCCACGCCTTCGACCTGTAGAAGCGCCTCTGCCACGGTTTAGGTGTATACATGTACCCCCAATCACGTGTATTCTTGCATATTTCTATTGGCTTATACAAGCGTACTTTAGCGCGCTAAAGTGCTTTTAGGGGTGGTCTCGCGTAAATTCCATTC